CATTATACCCCCCTGTATTCTATGTTGACATTTTCCTGTGTGTTATTTAAGTATTTGATTCGAAATCAGCTAATAGGATTGATTAAAAAACTCTTCAGGTATCTGATCGGGATCAGGGTGCTCCCAAAAAGGATCTTCGGGAGGTTCTAAAGCTAACTGCTCATTACTCTCTGGATTCGAACTAGGAGGATAAAGTTCCTGATCCCAGTCCTGTAAGAAGCCCTGATCGTAAAAAATAGATTTATTTCCAGATATAGGGCAATATCGTGCGTTAGTTGGTAAGATCGTATTGTAGATGCAATTACCGATATAATTACAATTGCCGATACATCGGTTTACAAGGCAGGATCCACAAATCTGGCAATATTCACCTTGGATATTCGTTTGTTCGTTTTGACATCTTGGACATCTAATCAATTTTTTAGAAGTATAAGTTTCGAATTCTTTATATATCATGTTTCCGTCACCCCATTTCAGTGTGTTTTTATTGCCGCAGATAGGACAATAGTTGTAATCGTTAAAAAATTGTGCACCACATACCGTGCATTTTCGTTTATTTATATACCGTTGTTGAATATGAAATGCTTGTTCTGACAAATTTAATTCTTCAGTCATTCGCATGTCGGTTTCTAGAAAATCAATTCTTGTTTTGGCAGCAGATTTTGAAATACCAAAAACGTGAGCAATATTTTCTACAGATTTATCATTTAATGTCATAACTATTGGTGCGGGCGCCAGTATATTACGAGCAAAGGCGTTTGCTTCGTTTTCTAATACTTGGTTGCTTTGTTCTGATAAACATGTAGAAAATTCACCACTTTGTTTTATCATTTCCGTTTCTTCGAAATCAATTAAATGATTAAGAAAAATATGGCCGATTTCATGCATTAACGTGAAACGGATGCGCGTTGAAAGGTTAGCTTCGTTATAGGCAATAGAATAATAATTGTTTTTCAATATAGTAGTGGCATCAGTACTATTAAGGGATGCAATTATATCATCTATTGAGCATGATACATTTTCTGCAATTTCAGAATAGTTCGCAAGCCCGCATTTTCCATTGTGAATAAGATCAAAAGGATTTACAGGAAAGGCTTTAATCAGATATTGATCTAAGAAATCATAAGCTTTTTTTAAACAATAATTATATCTGGCATGGCTTGGAATTTTCAATCTTCATTCGCCTCTTTCCCTTTTCCGGCAATATAGTCAATTATCTTTAGTGTGATATCTCTATCTGAATCCTTCATATTTTTTAATTTTCTTGCGGCCATTCTTATTTCAGGGGAGAATTCGGATTCTACAGAGGTTGATTTATCTTCTATTTGTTTTGTGTTTCTTTTGTTTAGTTCTGCAGAAGAAGATTTCTTTTCTACCAAATCCGATTTTTCTATTCCAAAATAATTAGCCATCATTTCTATTTTGTCAATTCGTGGATAGGTTCGTGCATGCATCCAATCTGATACGGTAGACATTTTAAAACCTAAGGTGTTGCACATTTCTGTTTGAGTAACATCGTTAGCCTTTAGATAGTATTTTATATTTCTAGCCATGACTTCTTTGTTTCCTAAGTCGCTCATTTACCAGTGCCTCCTTTCTTGATTTGAATATGTCTATATTATAATGGAGAAACCGAAAAAAATCAACATAAACCGAAAAAAATTCGGAAAAACCGTTGACACTTCGGTTTAACCGTGATAGTATATAAGAGAACTAAGGAGGTGAGCGAAAGTGAAAATGGAAACTAGATTTCCTAAAGATATGAAAGCAACATTAAAAAGTATCCGTGAAATGCGAGGGTATAAGCAAGAAGAAGCTGCTAAATTAATAGGAATAGCGACAGATACACTTAGAAACTATGAACAAGGAAAGTCTTATCCAGATATTCCAGTGCTTCGTAAAATAGAAGAAACGTATAATGTACGTTATTCGCAGATTATTTTTTTACCGTTAGACTTCGGTTTAACCGAAATTAAATAACCAGGAGGTGAGAATATGGGAAAAAAACCAGATATCACAATAACTAGTGATTATTTGAATTATGTAAGAAATCAAATTCAAAAAGCAATTACAACGCTCTGCCAAAAAGAATATCTAGATGAAGAAGATGTAGTTGCACTCCTTCAAATGACAGAAGCGTTGCAAAACTTAGGGACAAAAGCTATTAAGAAGCGTGTTATTCAACGTCCTTATAAATAAATTGAATAGCACTGTCCGGTAACAAATAATTACAATGTTTAGAATTCGCATCTAGCATAAAACAGATACTGGAATCATTTAGATATTCATCAAAGAGTATATCGATATAGTATTTTTCAGGAGCAAGAAAACTAGTTATGAAACGATCTTTGTCAATATCTAAAGCCCAAAGCGATGAATTTACTTGTAAATATGAATTGCAGTTATCTTTAATTAAAGATTCAATGGTGGTTGAATCGCAAGATACGGTTTCCTGATCAATGTAGAAAATGTATTTCATACGGATTTCTCCTTTCTTGAATACTCGGACATGCCAGTGCCCTGTGAATTAAGTATAGGAGATATATGAAAGAAAAACAACAGAATAATAGCAGATGGCTTAATCCTCTGTCCGATACACGTAACCTGTTTGAGAAATATGTAATTTTGTATGAATCTAAAATCTGAAATTCCCCCCTAAATTGATTAATCATTAAAAATAGCACTCAATCGGGCGGAGACTTAAGCCATCTGAAGAAAGGCAGGTGATAAAGGTGTTCAGGGACAGGCTTAAAAAAGTAATGGTAGATCAAAACATCAATCAAGTAGAGTTGTCCAGAATCTGCAGTGTAAGTAGATCGACCGTCAGTAAGTGGATGTCCGGAGATTCGGAACCGACAAAAGCAAGACGAAATGAGATTGCAGAAGCATTTGATCTTCCAGAGAATTACTTCGAAGAGACAGTAATTCCTAAAAAGAAAATAGAGACGTTAACCCCGAAAGAAGTTGCGTATTTGATGGGAATGGGGGTTCCAACAATCGAAAAAGGACTGATTCAAGGGATTTTTCCATGGGGATATGCAATCCGGACAAGTGAAAATAAGCATAGATATTTCATAAATGCAAAAAAGTTTTTTGCAACTGAAATGATAAGTGTTTGAGAAAGGAGCATGAGATGAAAAGTGAAACAAAAGCCATGATCTGCACGGCAGCGGTGCTGATCGCAATGGGAATATTTAAGGAATTAGCAGCGTTGTGTTTGATCACAGCGATGATCTATGAGGAAGGAGTGAAGAAATTTGATAAATAAGATTTTAAAAGAGCTTGATCATATGATCAAATTTCAAGAGAAAGAAATTGAGCTAGATATGCAGGCGGAAGAGTTAGAAGGCAAAATACACTTCGAAACCGCAAAGCTTCTTGCTTATGACGAAGTAGCAAGAATGATAAAAAAATGTGCCCAGGAAGCGGCAACTTCCGAAGGCACAGATGTAAATACACAAGAAAAGTATAACACAGATCAGAAGAAAAGTGAAATCAGAAAATTGGTAGTTGAGATCTTTGATCTATCGTTGCGACTGCAAGAAATGACAGATGGAACTATAGATTGGCGAGAACCAGGTGTTCCATGTGTACAAGCTGAATATCATGGAGCTACCGCAGTGCTAAGCGTTAAGATCTGGGAAAATGGCTTTAGTGCAGAACAGCGACCAGATTACAGTACAATGCTGTTTCTCAACAATCCGAACTGTATGATCGAAGCATGGTATCTGAAAGAAAAATTGATGGGACTATTAGAAGAAAGAAGAGGAAATGACAATGGGAAAGATGATTCTGATCACAACTGATAATGAGGTAAAAGAGCTGGAATATCCAGATGAGGGACTTAAATCATGGAAAAAGTTGAAAGAACACATTGGAAACAGATGTGAGTTAATTGAACACGTACAGCCCAAGAGATTATATACAGAGATCGGTGCAGGAATTGAGATTAAAAATGTGCCGGGATCAAAAGTAAGCATGTTGGTTGATGAAGAATTTTATTTTCACTGTGACAAAACCAAATTAAATAAGATAGCTTCATGGCTGTATGAGACAGATCGCCATGGATACCCGATTTTTGGAAATGCTTTGATCATTGGAGAAAAGTATGGAAATGCAGGAATTGAGTTTTGCGAAATGTCAGAAGAACAGTTTGATCTTGTCTTTCCTAAATTAAAAGAATTGGGAAAGAGGTTTAAAGATGCAGGAGATTGAGATTAGCAAAGGAATCAAACGGATCCAGTTCGATTCCTTTGATTCCTGGTTAAATGCCAGACACGGAATCGGTGGATCTGATGCATCTGCGGTATTAGGACTCAATCCATATAAAACCAATACTGATCTTTATTTAGAAAAAACAGGACAGCGGATCGCTCCGGATATTTCAGATAAGGATTATGTGAAGTATGGACATGATGCAGAGCCGCTACTAAGACAATTATTTGCTCTTGATCATTCAGAATACAAGGTTGAATACTTCGGAGACAACATGATCAGAAATGAAAAATATCAATGGGCACATGCTTCCTTGGACGGAGAGCTTACAGATCAGGATGGAAGAAAGGGAATCTTAGAGATCAAGACTACAAATATCCTACAAAGTATGCAGCGAGAAAAATGGAATGATCGAATCCCTGATAACTACTACATACAGGTTTTGCACTATCTACTTGTTACAGAATATGATTTCGTTGAGCTTCGGGCACAGCTAAAGTCAGAATGGCAAGGGCAGATAAGGTTGCAGACAAAAGATTACCATATTGAGCGATCAGACGTAGAAGAAGATATTGAGATATTAAGACAAGCAGAAGAAGAGTTCTGGCAGAAAGTTCAAAGAAGGCAACAGCCAAACTTGATTCTTCCAGAAATATAAAAGGAGAAATTGTTATGAATCGATACGATGAATATATGAAAGAGGTTCAAGAAAAGAAAAAAGAAAATCAGGCTATTGTAAATAAAATTGTGGAGATTTTAAAAGGCAATAACCTGACGGTTGAACATATTGAAGTCATCTTAAATATGACTCGTGAAGAGGTGATTAAAACGGCGCATCTGTAACAAAATCTGAATCGGAACGATTTTGGAGAGTAGAGTAAATATCATTGAAAAATGAAGTAAGTAATTCGGCTTCTCCATATAGTTCATTACCGGGATACAGATCAGATGAATCAATAAAGGAGAAACATATGGAATTTAAGATATACAATCCACAGGAAGAAGGATTCCTGAAAGAGATTGACTGGAACTATGAAGAGTTAAAAACAGAGATCCAGGGAAAAGCGAATGATTACATGAATCTGGTTTATACAGCAGATCAGGTAAAAGATGCCAAAAAAGATCGTGCAAATCTTAATAAATTTGTGGAAGCTTTAGAGAGCAAGCGAAAAGAAATTAAAAAACAGATTACAGAACCATATTCAGCATTCGAGAAACAAGAGAAAGAACTGGTTGGTATTGTTAATAAAGCGATTGCAAATATTGATACGCAGATCAAAGGATATGAAGAAGCAACAAGACAGGAAAAACTTGAAAAGGTCAAAGAAATCTATGCAAAAACAATCGGTGGACTTGCTGATGTAGTAACGTTTGACAAAATTTTTAAAGAATCCTGGCTGAATGTATCAACAACGTTTAAATCGATCACAAAGGAAATCACAGAAATTCGTGACAAGGTTGACAATGATTTATTTGTGATCAATGCAGACACGAGTTCCTTTGCTTATGAGATGAAAGAAGAGTATCTAAAGAACTTTGATCTCACTGCAGCGATTAATAAAAAACAAAAATTAGAAGAGACAGCAAAGCAGAAAGCAATATATGAAGAACAACTAAAAGAGGAAGAGGAACAAAGAAAACAACGATCACAAGAAGAAGCAAAGAAGGTAGTATTTGCAGGTAAAAGCACAGAAAAGCCAGTAAAAGCACAGAAGCCAGTGAATACAGGAGAAAAAATATCAACGATCACATTCCGATGTACTGTAAAAGAACATAACTTTAAAGAAGTTAACGCAAGACTCAGTCTAGTACAAAAAGTATGTGAAGAATTTAAAATCATAGATCCAGAGGAGGAATTATAAAATGGCAGTTGGAAACAGTTTAGCAAACAGACAACAGAAAACAGGATTAACGGCATATCTTACAAATGATGCTGTGAAACGTCAGATCAATAATGTAGTGGGTGGCAAAAACGGAGATCGTTTTATTGCCTCTATTGTATCTGCAGTACAGGTTAATTCAGATTTACAGGAGTGTACAAACCAATCAATTTTAAGTGCTGCATTACTTGGAGAGTCTTTAAAACTTTCTCCATCACCACAGCTTGGACAGTATTATATGGTCCCATTCAAAAATAACAAAAAGGGATGCAAAGAAGCACAGTTTCAGCTTGGTTATAAAGGATACATTCAGTTAGCAATCCGTTCAGGACAGTATAAAAAACTAAACGTTTTGGCAATCAAGGAAGGGGAACTGGTTCGATTTGATCCACTGAATGAAGAAATCGAGGTAAATCTGATCGATGATGAAGAAGCAAGGGAAGAAGCAAAGACAATCGGATACTATGCAATGTTTGAATATACAAACGGTTTCCGAAAAGCTATGTACTGGTCCAAAAAGAAAATG